AACAATCTCCTGTACAGTATCAGGTTCAACCTTAACTTCTCTAGCAATACGCTCAATACGACGTTGTTCAATCTCTTGAGGTGTTCCGACTTGATCACGTTTAGGTAAATAGCTCTCAATAGGTTTGTCGTAACGCAACTTGATAGATTGTGTGATATCTGTAGGACGTTTAACAATAGCTTCTCCACCAGTACGAGATGGATAAATATAAGCATTCTTACCTACGAACTTGTTACCAATAAAGATAGATCCACCGTTGGCTTGTTTAAGCATAGCGAATTCTTCTGGCTTGATTTCTTCGTGAGTAAACAATGTCTTCTTGACATATGGTACAGCAAATTGAGTACCAACTGCTTCCCATTTGCCTTTCTCTTTCTCAGGCCATCCGACTTGAGCAATAAGAACAGCATCGTTAACCAAAGCCATACGGTCGTATGTATGTTCATGGTCAAACTCATATTTGTATTCACGAGCTCGTTGCATACAATAATCAATGATAGCTTGGTCTCCGTTTGCAATCTTGATTGAGTCGGTCTTAATATGAACAACCTTGTATCCTTTGGCTTGTACTTCGTGTTTAAGTTGTACCATAAACAAAGCACCACGTTTAGCAATACAGTTGTCAATATTACGAGGGTCTTTGAAAGCATTAGGATATGGAGCAGATGTCATACCGTAAATCATATTGATAATGATTTTAAGAGCATGGGCAAGACCTTTAGCTTCAGCAGCATTCTCCAAATATGGTTTAAGTTGTTCTGAGAAGTTCTTATCAATAGCATCAAATGCTTTAAGAGCCTCATCAATATGACCAGTCTTAATTCCCATACGTAGTTTAACAATACCTTCAAACTTAGGTGTATAAAGGCCGAAGTAGTTCATTGCAATAAGACTATGCGGGTGCATAGATGCAATATCCAATACTACAACATTCTCATACACTCCTGGGTCAGCATATACATATCCACCTTCGGATGTAGCTTCACCCATATATGTCGATTTAGGATTACCAAACTTGTCGTATTTGTATCCTGGGAATTCCTTAGCCAAGTCATACCAATTAAATTTGTCTTGAGGTGTTCGATCATTACCAAATAAGAAACGTTCACCCAAGGTTTGAGTTTTATTGATTGGAGGCATGCCTGTAATTGTACACAGAATCTTACGAGCTGTAAATGCGTCTTGTGTAAGATGATATTTCCACAAGAACTCAGTCGCACCTACGTCATTCATACAATACTTACCAGCACGCCCCCAGTGTTCTTTTGCAAGAGGTTTATCCCAAGGGAACTCAAACTCATCGTGAGGATATCCAATCTTGATTTCCCATTTCTTAAGACTCATCTTAATATCATGGAACTCGTAGATATCGGCATAGTCAATAGAATATGCAGGCCCGCGTTTACCTGGGTTCTTAGCTCGTGGCCCATCAATAATCATTTGAGATTGATTAAAGATTTCAATAGGTTTCTTACCACAATACATGTCGTAGAAAATATGAGCATCATAGTTAAGGTTGTTGAACCCTACACGAGCTTTATTCATAATAGATGCACACATTGCTGGAGTTGGATTATACCATACTCCAATATTGTTATCTGGACTTGTCCAAGACTCACCAGACTCCCAGACTTCATCAGGAATAGAGTCAAAGAGTTGTTTGTGAGTAATCTTAGGGTCGTCAGACAATGTCCCATCATACTTCTTGAAACAAAGAATATTCAAGTTAGGATATACTTCCAAATCATAGAAGTAAATATCTTCTTCTGGAACGAATAACGATTTAGATTGTGTTACTGGTTCGTCCTCAATCGTCTTCCAGTTAATAGACGCCCATACTTTGTAAGCATTGTCTCGTTGGTGAGTGCTACTCATAGCAAAGTCTTTAACCTTGTATTTCATATCAGACAAGTCATATTTAAGACCTTGCTCTTCTGCATCTTTCATGGCTTTAGCGATAAAGTCCACTTCCGGTTTAGTCGCATTGTGATGTTCTTTAGCTAAACATTTCTCAACGAAACCTCGTAGACTTGCACTAGTCCATACAATATCTTGTACGTCTTTAAACACTTGTTCATCCTTTCTTAAAGGAAGACCAGAAGAGATATGAGCGATAAACTCATTGTTAGATTTGGTATACTTACGACGAAGACTTGTATGACCTGTGAATTTCTTAATCTCAATCCCAGGTTCGATCTCATTAGCTAAATCCTCAACATTACCATCATAAATATAATGAAGGTGGATGCCTCCTCCAGACTTAGATACTTCAGTATAAGTCTTAGGATATAGAGATGCTTTAGCTAAGTTCATAGACAAGTCTTTCTCACCTTTGTCATTTTTCAAGTCGAAGTCAATGACAATATGGTTATATGGGACACGTACAAAGTGTAATCTTGTTGGGTCTAGGTCGCTCAAGACTGTTGTACAGTTATCCCATTTACGCATGGGTATACCATCTTCTGTAGCGTATTGTGCAGGTACATCGTGATATTCTACATCAAACACGTTGTCCTCCTTTGTGTGTTCAGTTAACTCAATAACTGGTTGTTCTTTCTTTTCTTCCCTAGCTTTTTGATGTTTTTCTTTCAACAATTCAGGGAATACTTTTTCTCGGTTCAAATCACTGTACCAGTTACGGACAATAGATCCGTCTGGCATTTCATGTTTGTCCTCAAACTTATTGAAATATAAAGTTAAGTCAGATTCCAACTTACGTTTGACACCAGTTGTGTTCCAACCGATATCTTCCAAGAACGACTCGAACATAGATGCTGCTTGTTTAAAGCTAACACCGTGTTCTAATTCCTCGTAATACTCACGCAAGAATTTAAATACTTTATCAGAGTACTCAATGATATTAGTATCTACATCTTCTGCGTAATAGTCTACGCCCATGTCGTTAAACTTGTCAATACACAATTGCGCAATTTGTGGTACTTCAAATTTAATAGAGTTCATGAGTTGTTTGTATCGTGTATAATCTACTTTATTTCTTGTAGGTGATACAACGAGAGCACGACGAGTAATACCTGAGTCGGCATTATGTAATTTAAATCGTTCGTTAGAGGCAGTGATAAGAAGACCATTAAAGATAACAGGATATCCTTGTTTATAAAGCTTACGAATAATCACTGGTTCATGTGCTGTAAGTTTCAACAAGTTCTGTTCATTTGTAATCTTACTTAAATCACTATCGGTATCCATCAATACTGGAACCTCTTTAACGTCGGCAGTTGCGAACTCAGATGAACTTGTAAATCCGCGTAAATCAATAGGCGCTTGGTAATCTCCGATAATGAGTTCCAGCACCTTAAGGATTGTAGATTTACCCGAACCTTTTGGCCCGTAGATGAATAAGAATTTGTGGATATCAGGCATGCTTCCTGTCAGTAGTGCGCCCATAGCCCACAATATTTTATCTAGTTCTTCCTTGTCATACAAGACATTAAAGAGTTCACTAAACGCCTCTGTCTTACCTTCTGTTGGGTCATAAGGTAATTTGTAAGTTGAGTAATCTTCTTTCTTAACTTCGTCAGAGAGAAAGAATATGTTGTTATTAAATATCTTAGTGTCATCTGATTTAAAACGATTGACATAATCATCAAAGCGTTTCATAGCGCCACTTGAATGCATTTGCATCAAATGAACACTAACATTAACATCTTCGTTTAACTGTCTAAAATGCTTAGTATACTTTTTAAGTATTTCATCAATATATTTTGTTAGACCTTCATAACCTAATATCCATTGTTCACCTGTCCACCAACCAGAGACAACGCCACCTTTAATGACAATGTCTTTGTTTTTGATAAAGTTGAAGTCTGGATATATAACATATTTATCTTTCTTAGTTTCTCCAACAACAATTTCTAAGAAGTCTGGAACAAACCCCAAAATATCTTCATCAGGGTATTTCATTGTTCTCCTTACATTTCGATATGTGTAATCTTGTCAAGGAATATCATCTTACCATCACCATAGTAATATGTACTCCCATCGTTAGCTGCTTTGCGGAAATTCATGTATTCTACAGAGTTTAAATGTAACGGAGTCCAATCTCCATTAACAAAATAAACTCTCATAGCATAGACTCCTTCTGGTCCTGGTGTAGCCATACTTATACCTCATCCATATTATCATATAGATAATTGTTGAAATCATTGATTTCGTTTCGGATAGCATTCTTGGCGTCGTCCATTACAAACCAACCAATGTTGTCTTCGTTGATTGCTAGGACGCCATAACCATATCCAGTACGCAAGTTGTGATTGAACGCGTCTTTAATACGGTCAAAAATCATACCTGCATTTGTGTCTGGGTCGAATACATCAAGCTGTTGTAGCATGATAGCAGCAATTTCAAGTTTACTAATTTCGTCATATTCTTGTGCAAGGAAATCAACAGTATTAGCAATGAAGTTACCGTAAGTAACAAAATCGCTGTACACTGTTCCAGTTCCAAAGAAGTTTTCAAGTTGTTCAAGCATCTTCAAGCGGAATTGTTCATCATCATCGTACCACAAGTCAGGGTCGATTGGGTAATCGAACATTTCATACATTTGCTTGATAATATCTTGTGTAGAGATATTGGCAGTGTCGTAATGACCTAGATTATAAAAATCACGAGTCCACTCACGATATTGGTCTGCATCAACACGACTAGCCTCTTCCACAATACTAGCTAAGATACTATCTTTGTAAATAGAAAATGCTTGAGGGCTATTCGCATCAATTTTCATATCGTCTACCTCAATAATCTTTTCTTCACGTTGGTTAACTTCAAACTGTTGTAGAAACTCATCACGTTTCTCAGTTTGTTTGTTGACATCATTTACAATGGTTTTAACTTCTTCAACCTGTTCTACTGGAGCTGGGCCAGTAACTTGCGGTTGATATAAAGGAACAACCTTGGATTTTTTAGGTTGCTCTTCTTCTACTTCTAGTTTTACTTCCATAACTTCGACATTTGTATATTTGTCAAGAGCATTGTTAAGCTCTACGAGTTTTTCATTCAAAACGTCTAGTTGTTCTTCTAACTCTTTGTTAGATTTCCATTGTAAATAATTATAGATTAGGGCAGTAGTAGAAACTGCACCCAATCCAATAATTGCTAGTAATGATTTTTTATTCATTGTGTTATCCTTTCTAATGCCCGAATCTCTCGACATGAGGCTTCTTCTTATATCAGTGCTTGTCGTTGTTTAACATCGCCTGTTAGCAGCACGACCACAGCTTTACTGTCTAATATAAGGTTTATTATCCTTTAGTTGCGTAGTAATCGTAGTGTGGTGCACGAGCGAATGATACGAAGAAACGGTCTTTCTTGAATACAACACCGTCTTCTTCTACAGTCACTGGTACAACCTCAACACGACAGTCGAATGAACCAGATGCACTACCTGCAGACCATACCATGTCACGTGCACGTTTATAGTCTACTGGTGCAGCATCGCGGTGAGATGCAAGTGATTCTTTTGGAATACCGAATGCAAGGAATACATCACGTAATGTTACATATCCTTGTTCGTTTTCAGCACGATAGATACCAACACGTTCAGCAAGTGTATCGCTGTCTCGAGCTTCAGGATTACCATCGTTCAATACACGCATTACTGCTGATTCAAGAATACCATAATCATATTCTCCGCCTTCACGCAAGTCACTCAACAATGGGCTTGCTTCAACAAAGAACCCTGCTTCAGATACAAGGCTAGGTTTCTTGATAGAGTCTACAAGTACTGATTTCTTTTTCTTAGCTTCGTCTTTGTTTTCAGGCACACGTTCAAGTTCTTGTGTGATTTGTGTTGCCATTTCAGGATGGTTTTCTTTCAACCATTCCTTGTATTTGTCAAGCTTACTTGAAAGCGTGTTGTAAGCGAGTGTAGTTGCTGCAAGACGTTGTGATAGAATACGTTGTCCATTAAGGATAAGAAGGCTTGACGCTGTAGCTCCTAGAACAGGCCCAGTTACAGCTTTAGCAATAGTCTTAACACCATTAGCTGTAGATGCTCCTTCTTCTCCTGCTTTAGCACGTTCAAGTTCTTCAACACCTGCTTCAATTGCAGGACGAGCTTGATACAACATATATGCAGATGCACCTAGACCGATAAGTCCTACACCTGTACAAATATAAGGACTGTTACGACGTCCCCAACGCAATACTCCATGATACATACGATTTACTTTTACTGGTACTTTGAATTTCATAATATTTTAGATCCTTTCTTATTTTGGCATTTCAACAATGAGGTTTTTAAACCCAGCTTGTTTGTGAAGATATTCTTTTGCTACGTCAACCAAATATGGTACGACTCCGAAGCAAATAACTTTAACGACTTTCATAACTTTCTTTTTGTTCCAATTCTTAAACATAATAATATCCTTTCTAAACGTTTGTGATTGGTGGTAGTGTAATAATATAGTATCCATTAGGATTACGTACAGTACGGGCTCCTTTAAGGTCAACCCACCCTACATTATTATCTGCATATGTTACGTTAATACCAGCTTGGTCTGCACCTGAGATAGAATAATAATCACCCACAGATACATAACCTTGATCAATAATGTATTGACGCATTGTAGCTAATACATATTCTGCATCAGCCTGAGTATAATGTTCCACTTGTGTATACTCATTACGTG